TCTGTTGCATCTAAAAGAGGTGGTGGCGAAAAATTTGGTCAAGGTAAAAAATTAGCTGCCGACGAACAAGGTCACGAGGATATCGGTGGTCCTCTTTTTTCCAAACACGATACAGAAAGTATTGGTAGAAATGCTGCAAGAAGCATTAAATCTGCTACACCTCCTGGAGCAACACCTCCCGTTGGTTCAGAAAAAGATGGTATTGGAATTACCAAAGCAACTGGTCCACAAGACTCAATGGGTCGTGCTGACTTAGGCATGCCTGAGCAGGATCATCAGCAAGATTGGGAAAGCAAACGTGATCGTCAAAAAGCGAGAACAATGCCAACAACATATACACCAAACAAAAATGCACCAATGATGCATGTTCCTGAAGAAACAGAACAAGATGAAGATGAATTCTTAGAAGACGAAGAAGAATTCGAGGAAGATGATGATGTTTTAGAAGAACAAATTGCATTCTTTGAAGAATATTCAGATAAAGAAATGATTGATATGTTATTTTCTGAAAAATACGATCTTGATGAAGCCCTTAGCAAATCTGGATACGTTGAACTTGCAAGAAGAGTTTCTGATCCAGAATATAATGGCACCACGGATCACGATGATGTTGTTGCTCGTGCAAGAAAAGTACACGGAGATAAATTCGCAAATGATTTAGAATCTGGTGCGCGTAAAATGCATTTCGGAAGAGATAATCATAAACATGGATTTGATAAATTAAACAGAATTAATCGTTCCATGACTCCTTCTCACGTTACAAAATCTGGCATGTTGACCAAATCTTCTCAAAAAGGTTTAAAGAGTTCCTTGAAAGAAGAAGAGCAAGATATGGCAGAAGCAGCAAAATGGCGTCAAGGATATAGTGCATCTGGCCATCCAGCCGGATACAAACATAAGTCAGGCGAAGTAGGACCGGTTGGCGGAACATTCACTGACGAACCAAGTGGATATGATGGTGAAACAAAGAAAGTTCCTGTACAAAAACATCGTGATAAACCAGATGAATTATCTGGTCGAGCCAATACAAAATTGTCAACTAGCGGCAAGCCATTACTTCCTAGGAACGCACAAAAAAATCTCAAGAGTGCAATCAAACAATCATTGGGTAGGCACGGTCCAGTTGGAACATTGCCCGAGCAAGATATGGCAGAAGAGCATGAGGATGCTGCACAAGATAAGAAAATGATGCAGGCAATGATGAAGAAAAAAATGAAGGAAGATATGGATGCCTTAATGCAAGGTGAAAATCTTTCTGAAGAGTTTGTTTTCAAGGCTACAACAATTTTTGAAGCAGCAGTTAATGCTCGTGCAGAAGAAGTTATTTCTGAAGTCGAAGATGCATTGTTTGAAGAATTCCAAGTTGCAGTAGAAAATATTAAAGAAGAAATGGCAGAAAAAGTTGACTCGTATCTCAACTATATGGTTGAAGAGTGGGTTAAAGAAAACGAACTTGCCATTGAAAAAGGACTTCGTGCTGAAATCGTTGAAGAGTTTATTGAAGGGTTGCGTGACTTATTTGTCGAACATTATATTGACATTCCAAAAGAAAAAGTTGATATTGTTGACGAATTAGCAGAACACGTTAATGCACTTGAAGAAGCACTCAACGAAGAAATCAGTCGTGGTGTTCAATTGATGCGCGAATTGAATGAACACAAAAAGCACGAAGCAATTTATGAAGCATGTGAAGGATTATCGCAGACGCAAGTGGAAAAATTAAAATCGCTCACAGAGAGTGTTGAATTTACTACTGAAGAAGAATTTGCAGAGAAAGTTGGTACATTGAAAGAAGCCTATTTCAAGTCAGACGTTAAAGTTGCAAGCAATTCTGCATTAGACGATGAACTTCTTGTTGAAGAAGAAGAAAACAACCGTGTAAGGTATGATGACCCTTCGATGGAAGTTTATGCAAAAACAATTTCAAAAACTGTTATTAAATAACATCTATTTCAAATTAGGAGACTAAAATGTATTTAACTGAAGAGTTACAAAAGAAATGGGCACCTGTTCTGGAACATCCAGAACTTGAATCCATTAAGGATCCATACAAGCGTGCTGTTACAGCCCTTGTTTTGGAAAATCAACAACAAGCTATGCGTCAAGATAATATGGCTCTTAACGAAGCACCTAGCGTTGCTGGTCCTTCCAACGTCACCGGTGGTGTTTCGAACTTTGATCCAATCTTAATCAGTTTGGTTCGCCGTGCATTGCCTAACTTGATTGCTTATGACGTTGCTGGCGTTCAGCCAATGACAGGTCCTACAGGTCTTATCTTCGCAATGCGCGCTAGATACGACACTCAGTCTGGTACAGAAGCATTCTTCAATGAGGCTAACACAACATTCTCTGGTAAACTTAGCACAGTTTATGGTTCGGGTATTAATGATACTGCAAACAATTTCTCTAATACCACAACTAATGCTACCACAACAGGTGTAGGATTACCAACAGTTAATGCTGAATTCTTGGGTGCTGCTGACTATGGTTCGGGTGCTAACGTGTTCCAACAAATGGCATTCTCTATCGAGAAAGTTACTGTTACTGCACAATCGCGTGCTCTTAAAGCTGAATATTCGTTAGAACTCGCACAAGACTTGAAAGCAATTCACGGTCTTGATGCTGAGACAGAATTGTCGAATATTCTTTCTACAGAGATTCTTGCTGAAATCAATCGTGAAGTTATTCGTACAATCTATAACAACGCTGTTGTTGGTGCTCAGTACGGTACTGTTACTGCTGGTCTTTTCGACTTAGACACAGACTCGAACGGTCGTTGGTCGGTTGAGCGTTTCAAAGGATTGATTTTTCAAATCGAACGTGATGCAAACGTCATTGCAAAACAGACTCGTCGCGGTAAAGGTAATGTGTTGATTGTTTCTTCGGACGTTGCCTCTGCAATGGCAATGGCTGGAGTTCTTCAGTACACACCAGCACTTCAGTCGGATCTTCAAGTTGATGACACAGGCAATACCTTCTGCGGTTTATTGCATGGACGCATCAAAGTGTATATCGATCCATACTTCGGCGGTTATACAAGCAACCAAGAACTTGTCACAATCGGTTACAAAGGTACTTCGCCTTATGACGCTGGCTTGTTCTATTGCCCATACGTTCCTTTACAAATGGTTCGTGCAGTTGACCAGTTCACATTCCAACCTAAGATTGGATTTAAGACTCGTTACGGCATGGTTTCCAATCCATTTGCACAAGGTCTTACTGCCGGTAGCGGTGCATTGACTGCTCGTACAAATGTTTACTATCGCCTCTTTGGTGTTAGAAACTTAATGTAATTGATGGAATCACCATAGAGTGATTTTTAAAGAGGAACAGAAATGTTCCTCTTTTTTTGGATAGGAGTTTTATTACAATTTAATTATAAGGAGTTAATAATGGCACATACAGTAACAGTTTCGATCTCGACAGAGCAACATGAATTCGATAGTTCTGTTGTTTCAGGTGGTATTAGAGTTAGTTTAGGTGATAATCGTGTACAATTTTTATCACATGCACCATATGAGGCTATTTTCGCAAATGTTGAAGCTGGCACTTACGTTGTAACAGCAGCTGCAGTTGATGCACAAGGTATTGCAATTAGTGAACCAATCACAGGATCAGTTACAATTGAACCCGATGTTGCACAACCAGAAGTGACAGCAGTTGTTGTTCCTAATGTTGTGTTGGATGTTCCAACTTCATTAATCGTTACAGTATCGTAATGTTATTTGAATTTATTAAATGGATTATCAATTTATTTTTTCCAAGAAAAGTTAAAATTGATATTCCAGTGGCGATAAAAATAAGAGTTTAATTCGAAAGGGGATCTTTTGATCCCCTTTTTTTATATTATAAATATCTAGTACAATATTACAGGATAAAGTGATCAACTATGGCAGCAATAGGTAGAGTTCCAGAAAATACAGATTTACTTCAACCAACAAAATATATATTGACCTTTGATAGAATACCATCAATACAATATTTTTGCCAAGAAGTTAATATTCCAGGCGTAAGTATTGGAACAGCCGAATATGCGACTCCAATTTTAAATTTAAAAATGCCAGGAACAAAAATTAGTTATGAAAACTTAAACATAACTTTTTTGGTAGATCAAAATTTAAAAACTTGGAATGAACTCTACAACTGGTTTAGAAATATTGCATCGCCTAAAAGTACAGAAGAAAGAGGAACTTTGTCTGAAACAACAAAAATGTATGGTGTTGTTGGAAAAAAATATAACTATGAATCTGATGCTACACTATCGATTCTTACAGCTTCGAACAATATTAATTTAAAAATTAATTTCTTAAACATATTTCCTTTATCATTAACTGGTATCAATTTTAACACAACACAATCTGCTGAAGATCTCATCAAATGTACTGCAACGTTTAACTATGATTATTTTGACATTATAACTTAATTTTTTTAAATTGACTTTTTACATTATGGAAAATATAGAACAAATATTAAATCATTGGGAAAGATCGGAAGAGC